ACTGCGGCAACCGGATGGAATTTTATGTGCTCTTTGACGATGCTTTTCCTTGCGGCATTCCTCCTCAGCATGTGGTGGATGACATCACCGATTGGATCTTCGGCGACCCGCAGGGGTATGGCCTGGGCCAGGTCGAGATCGGCGTCTGCGGCAAAATCTACACGCCGATCCCATTGATGGTGAACGTGATCATCGACATCGAAGGCTGTCCGAGTACCGGGCAGAAGCAATTGATTACCGATCAGATCGAGGCGCTGTTCAAGCGCATCTGTCCGTCAATAAAGCTATGCGCCAAGCAACTGGAATTGATTATCGCGTCGATCATCGGAGCCGACGTTAACGCCGCCGTCCGCTTCGAAATCGTCGGCTATGAAAACGCTGTGCCGCCTTATCCTCGCTCTCTGGCTTACGTTGATCATTGCTGCATTGAGCCAGAATGCGATGTGCTTCCTTGCCTGGATACGATCAGTTTCGTTAATCCAGAAATGACCAAGCCGCCATGCTGATGCCACTGACGCCGGTGCGAGCGAGCGCCGATGGCTGCGTACCGGTTCTCACGATAGATGAGCCGTATTGCTGCCCGCCGCCGCTGTGCGGGAATGACTTATGCTGCACTTTCGTCAACTTCTTCCAGTTGCTGCCATCCGGTCCCGCCTGGGACTACTGGAAAAACATTGCAATCAGCTACTTCCAGCGTTCGTCCGACCCGGCACAGTGCCCACTGCTGCACGACCCGGCCTGTCCGTCGCTGGTGCTGCATGCAATCTACTGCGTGCTGAAACTGCGGCATGTCGTTCACAATGCGCTGTGGCCAGCGTTCCGGGAGAGCAACCCGAACACCGCGATCACCACGCTCGACGCGCATCTGGCGCGATTGAACTGGGAAGATTGTTATCGCCAGCATTGCCGCGCGGTGCTGCTCGGCGAGCTGACGCCTTATGAAGTATGGACCGAATGCGGGCCGCTGTTCTGCCCGGTTGAATTACCAGCAGAATTGGAATGCGCGGTGAAGCGCAACGTCGCCATCGCTTTGACCCGCGCCAACATGGGCGTGATCAAGAACACCTGTGGGCTGAACTGGATCATCGAGCCGCTGGGAGCCGAAATCAAACCGGCTCCGCCGAAACCCGACAACAGTCTGCCGTCGCCCGATCCCTGCGATTCCAAAGTGTGTACTGGAATGGAATTCCTGATCTGCCAAACCAAGGATTGGATCTACGGCTGTCCGTCCGGCGACGTGTGCGAGGCACATCTGCCGCTGCCGAAGGTTCAGGCTTATTGGGACCGCGACTGTGACCGGCCTGCGGGTCTGCCGGAGCGGGTGTGGCCTGCCGTGCTGGCGGCTGAGTGCATTGTCAGATCGATGCTGCCGTCGAACTGCCCGTCCACCATTAAAAGGTGCTGCGCATAATGGCGACTAGCATCTTCCCGGATTCTGGCAGTGCAGGCGGCATTGTCTATCGCAACGCGGATGGCACTTGTCTCACACCGCTGCCGGATATCGTCAATGTCGATTGCCCACCGGCGAGCTACAAGTCGACTTGCGATATTACGGCGCTGCCGTCGAACTGCGATGCGCGGATCGAGCCACGCCAGATCAACGCCATCGTCTCGGAGCTGCTGAACTTCGCAGCCTGCATCGACCCGAACGGCACCTGGAACTGCGACTCGCTGAGAAACCTGTGCGCGGCGTTCACCGCCTGGGCGCAGATCAATATCACCAGCATCATCGTCGCTGATAACCCGCCACCGCCACAGACTAAACCGATCCTTTGGTGGGAAAGCGACACTGGCGTTCTGTTCATCTGGTACGACGACGGCAGCAGTGCGCAGTGGGTGCAGGTTGCGGGTCCGGTAACGGTCTTCACCGATCGCGTGTCGATTGTCGGCACCGGTCAAGCTAATGATCCTTATGCCGTCGGACTTTGCGATGGGGGAAGATACTGATGGCAATGGACTTTCCCAGTAACCCAACCAACGGTCAAACTTACACACCGCCATCGGGTAGACCAACTTATACTTGGAACGGTTACGCGTGGGCCACTACCGGCACCGCCGGGCCTCCTGCAGGCGTCGATTACGTCGATATCGCGGGTGACACCATGACTGGCTTCCTCACTCTGAGCGCCGATCCAGTCGCGCCGCTGCACGCCGCCACCAAGCAGTACATCGACGTACGCGCCGTGCCGCCGCCTGCTGTCGGTAACGACGGCGAAGCCTTGGTCGCGCTAACGGGTGCATCCGTGTGGGGTGCTGCCATTAATGCCGGGAGCTTCTAATCATGGCGTTCGATTTTCCATCCAATCCTGTTTCAGGTGAGATTTGGACGGATGTTGCGACTGGCGCGACCTACATGTGGTCCGGGTTTGCATGGAAGCGCGGCTACAGTGAACCGCCTGCCGGCATCCAGCATCCACCGGCCGAGACCATCCCGGTCGATCCGCCAATCGACGGTGAGACTTCGGTTGATGCGGTGCTGCGAAGTTTCAATGCGGAGATTGACCAGCTTGCCACTGACAGCGGCCAGAAGGTCGCCAAGGCCGGCAACACCGAAGGCATCATGACCGGCATCCTGACGCTCTCGGAACATCCGGGACCGACGTCGGGTGAATTTCAGGCAGCGACCAAAGGTTTTGTTACAGCGGTCAGCCTGCCGACCGGTGGCGTAGAGGGGCAGGCGCTTACGATCAACGCAGCGGGGATCCCGGTCTGGGGTGCCCCGATCTTCGGTGCGAACTTCTAACAGGAGATACAAATGGTCCAAGTCATCCAGCATAAGCGACGCATTGGTGCAGGCGCAGCCGGCGGCCCGGCAACACTGGCAGCCGGTGAGTTGGCGTATAATGCCACCGGTCAGGCACTCTATGTCGGCTCCGATACTACGGGCACCGTCGCGCAGCTGGTCGGTATCGAGCGGCAGCTGGAGATCCACGCCGGTTCGCCAGCGCAGGCGATTGATACAGCGGCCGGAGCCAAGACCTTTCCGATTGCCAAGTTGAAAGTCCCCGGCGGCAATGTCGGCGAGTTCCTTTCGATTAGCGCGGTTGACGGCACGCTCGCCTATGCGCCGATGGTTTCCGCCAGCCAACAGTTCGTCGGATCGTTGGACGCTGCTGCCGGTGTGGTGACTTTCACCACCGCGTCAGGCGGCGCGGGGCCGGGGTTGCCAGCCGCAGGTGCTGGAAACAACGGCTGGTATGTGATCTGCGATACCGCAGGCGCGACCGTGCCAGCCAACGTCCCGCCCGGTACCTACAACATTGGCGACTGGGTGATCTCCAATGGTACCGCGTGGACGCATCTGTCGTTCGGCGGCATCGAGACCGATATGGCCTCTGAGGTCGGTGTCGCACCGGCGGTGGCTGGCGGCTCCAACGTGCAAGATGCGTTGGCAGGGCTGGAGGCCGCGCAAGCTAACTTCGTCGTTGGCCCGGCAACGTCGGTGGTCGACACCATCGCGCTCTATACTGACACGACTGGCTTGCTGATCAAGCAGGGACCGGCGGTTACCAGTCTCGCCACCACGGCCTATGTCGATGCGCAGGATGACGCGCAAGACCTGATCATCGCCGCCAACGCCGCCTTCGTCGCGGCGCAGCCGGGTGTCGATGCAACGCAGGACGCCGACATTGCCAGCAAGGGCGACGTGTTCGGACCGGCGGCGTCGGTGCTCGATCGTATTGCCACCTATAGCGACACGACCGGCAAGCTGATCAAGGACGGCGGCGTTGCCATTGGCGATGTTGCGCTGCTGACCGATCTCACCGGCCTCGGCGACGTGTTCGGTCCTAATGCTTCGACCGCTGGCAACATCGCTACCTACAGCAACGCTACGGGTAAGCTGATCGCGGACGGCGGCATCCTCGCTACCGATCTCGTAGTGCAGGCTGATCTCGCGGCGCTCGGCGACGTGAAGGGTCCGGCAACAGCAGTGCTGGATCACATCGCGGTCTATGCCGACACCACCGGCAAGGTGATCAAGAACGCCACTAAAACCATCGCTTCGATCGACGCAGACATCGCCGCCAAGGGCGACGTGTTCGGCCCGGCTGCGGCCATCGTCAACAACCTGGCGATGTTCTCCACGGTCGGCGGCAAGAACATCGTCGACAGCACCTACAGCGTCCAGGACTTCAAGGATTACGTCGATGCTGCGCTTGCCGCCATCCCTGGTGCCACGCCGCCAGAAGTCACCGCTCCTGAACTGACCGGCGATGGCTCGGCTCTGACGCCAATCACTTTCACCGGCATCACGCTGCACGCCAACGTCACCGGTCAGATGTCCGGCAACGGGCTTTCCACCAATCCGCTCAATCTGACAGTCGTTGACGGTGGCGTTTTCTGAGAACTTAAGAAGGATCGGGTTCATGCCGCAGAAAATATTGATCAATCGCACGCTGACGCCGGATAATCCGCCAACGGCTCTGCTTGAAGGCGAGCTGTCAGTGGAGTTGAAATCCAATCCGGTCAAGCTGTGGGTTGGCGATCCGACCGCAACGAACGGCCGCACACAGTTGCTGCCGTCCGGTGCAGTCGGCGATTTCGTCGAGGTCGCCGGCGACACCATGACCGGGGCGCTGACGATCAACGCCACGACCAATCCGCCGCTTCAGGCAATGAACGCCGGAGCCGGGTTTGTCTTCGGTGCAATTGACACTCAAGCTGTCATCAACGGGTATAAAAATAATGGAGTGCGTTGGCTTATTAGCATGCCCGGCGGCGGTGCCGAAGGTGGCGGCAATACCGGGTCGGATTTTGCTATCGCGAGGTACGCTGATGATGGCGCGACTGGTCTTGGTAACGCGCTTACGATAAATCGCGCGACCGGCGTGACCACAATCAACGGCATGACTGCGATCAACTCCACGACCACTGGGCTGCTTCAGGCAATGAATGCCGGGACCGGATTTAGCTTCTCCGGAGATGGCGCTCTGAGCGCCCTCAGCGGGATGAAAAACAACGGCGCACGTTGGCAAATTTATATGCCCAACCCCGTGGCAGAAAGTGGCGGCAACGCCGGATCGGACTTTGAAATTCGCGGTGTAGCCGACGACGGCGGTACTCTCCTGCCCGTTTACTTT